CTTTCTTTAAAGCTTTTGCAACTTTTTTATTTTCTTAACCATTACGCTTTCTTTTTCATTTTGGCTTTTTTCTTTTTAGCCATCACGTATTTTTTAAGTTGTGGAGGGATTTTTCCACCTTTTTTCATCATGGTATCTTTTCTCATCATACCACCACCCATTTTTGCTTTTCTCATATTAACATTTCCATCTTCTGCGAGCCTGTCTTAGTCTTGAGTTAGGATCTTTAGCAGCTTTAGGAAATTTTTTCATTTGTCCAAGTGATCTCGCACAGAATGATTTACGTCTTTTAGCAGCTTTAGATCCTGGTTTGACTTTGCCAGTGACCGCTGTTTTTAGTTTTGAGCCAGGATTTTCTCTTCTATATCGGGCGACCCCAGCCTTAGTCATCCCTGCTCCAGACTTTGTAGATCTGAAATACTTTTTAGTTTTTGGTGGTTGCTTATCTCTTGCTCTACCACCATCAGCTAATGCTTGTCTGCCATCAGGCACATTTCCATAATATTGTTTAGGTTCACCGAATCTTAAACCAAAATCATTTCTAGACATATGATGCTCTCCTTGCCATAAAACCACCACCCATAGCTTTTGCTCTTTTAGCAAATGTTTTAACATTAGTTGGTTTACCACCAACGCCTTGTGCAACTGCTCTTTTTCTTTTTACAGCTGAACGTCTTTGGCTTTCTGTCATAGATCTTGCTTTAGCTAACGGGACGCATTTTGGATACTTACGTTTTGCATCTGCTTTCTGTTTTGATCTTCCACATTTAGCAAAAGAACCATCTTTCTTTTTACTACCTATGTCTACCCATTTTTGAGCAAACCATTTATCAAGTCCGTTTTTCGCCATAGCATTATGCGTACTTAGTTACTTTTTTTCTGTCTTTTAAAATTCTTCCACAACCTCTAGCAACACCACCTCTAAGATAACCTTGTCTTTTTAATCTAGCAGTTGCTTCCATTAATCCACCCTCAGCTTTACTACCTCTGAAATCTTTTCTTTTTACACCAGATGGGTCTTTTATTTTACCTGCACAAATTTTAGAAGCGTAGGCATTAGCATATGCGCTGGGATATACTTTAAATTTTCGTTTCGCTGCGGCTTTACCTCTGGGACACAATTTAGTCATTATGCTTTTTTACCTCTTATTGCTTTTTCCATTGGTGATTTAAATTTTTTAGCCATCATTTTTTTCTTATTTTTCTTTGGAATAACACCTCTGCCCATCAAAATATCTCTCATAGTAATTTTTCCATCTCCAGAGTAATCAGGAAATTTTCCACCACCTCTTTTTAAAGCAGCTCTACCACCTTTTTTCATTCCTAATGCTTTTTTTGCTAATTCAATATCTTTTTCAGAGAATCTTGGATTATCTGGTTCCATTTTTTTTAAAAATTTCATTGCAGAATTTATTGTTGGAGGTGGTGTATTAGGTAGATTTAATTTTTTATTGTCCATCATTTTTTTAATCATTTTTAAATCTCTTTCAGACATTCTTCCACCAGGTTCCATTTTTTTATATAATTTTCTTATCTGATCTCCTGCAAGAGTAGCCTGACTTTTAATTTCACCCATTCTACCACTGTCTGCTCCACCGCCTTTATCAAAATTTTGTCTGTAATATTTATTTGCCATTATTTTTTTCCGTTTCTAAATATTTGTGTACCCTTTATACCATAAATACTCGCCACGACAAGGATCCACAAATTTGTGAACCATCCCGGCAGCTGTGAAAACATCTCGAAGAATAATTTTACTTTGTCCATCGCTGTTGGATCATCCGATATCACTGCATATGCAAGCACCAACACGGGCAAACTGAGAATTATCAAAACTGCCTCGTCCTTCCAGTCTGATTGTCGGGCTTCTAAAAGTTTACCTTGATAAGCTTCTTCACCACGTGCTTGACGCTCTGCATGTAACAACTGAGCATCAGACATGGCCATCTTAGCCTTTTGCTTGTTGGCGTATATCTTACTTCCAGCAGATATCGCTAATTTAATAGCACTGAACCACATAAATTAGTACGCTTTTGAATTTCTTTTCTTTTCTGGCAACATTCTATTCTGACCACCAACTGGCATCTCAGGTTTTCCTGTTGCAATGTAGTTAAATGCTTTGTCAGCAGTTGTTTTAGATCTAGGATCTATCTCAACTTGTTGATCTGCAACTTTAACTTCTTTAATTTTATCAAGTTTTTGCATTTTTGCTCCTTTTTTTGGTTTTATCCACTCCTTTTATAACACCTTTATTCTTAGATGCATAGAAAACAGTTTCTCCCTTCTTCTTACCATACTGTTTCTTCATAGATTTCATAATTTTTTTACCTTTTTGTGTCAATGGCATAATTAATCGTCTATCATTATCTTGGCATCTTGAATTCCAGTCTTTGCAAGACTTACTCCAGCTCTTAATTTAGCTAAATCTTCATTCTGCTCTAATTTTTCATCAAAATTTTCACCTGATTGCATTAATCTTGCTCTTGCAAGGTCTTGTTGTGCTTGATCGTTGTCTTTTTTACGCTCATTTTCCATTGCACGTAGGTCAACTTCTCTAGATTTTAGTTTTAGAAGAGGATCAGAGTCAAATTGTGATGTAATTTGCTTTTCTTCCTTCATAAATTCTTCAGTCATCTCTGCAATCAACACAGATTTTCTTGCTTCTATCTGATTTGTCATTGATTGTAGTTGTTGTTGAACTTGTGGATTCATGGCAGCCATCTGTTGCATTAACATCATCTCTTGCATTTGTTCTCTAAACTCTAATTGTACTTGTTCTTGTGCCATTAAACTTATGTGTTCTAAAATATTTTTTTGTATAGCACCCATTATTGCAGGATTATTTCTAACCATGTTAGTTGACATAAAATTTAAATGTGCAGTTATATGTGCTCTATGATCTTGACCTGGAAAAGCTTGAAAAGGTTTACCTGCAAGAGCATTTATGTGTTCCATACTAGGATCCATAGGTGCTGTTGGTGCAGGCGGTGGTAAAACTGCATCCACATTTTTAACACCAATCGCTTCATACATGTTTCTATAAATCTGATACATGTTATGTAAATTAGGGTTTGATGTTGCTATTTGTAATTGTGTTTGTGCAAGTGTAATTCTTTGCGACATTGAAAATATATTGGGGTCTGCAACCGGTATAACATCTATTCTATCATCAAAGTCTGCTTGTTTAATGTTCCGTGCTCCACCAACTACATCATATGGATATTCTGGTGGTAAGTATTGAGACACAACTTTAGATAATAATTTAAACTCATCCTTCATAGCTGCGTAACATCTTTTATGTATTGCGCTCATGACCCTTGAACCACGTTCTAATAATGCAATCGTTGTACCAACAGCTGCAGCTTGATTGCTATCTCCTACTTGCATGTCAGCAATAGCGGCAAATCTTTGACCTGCGGATACAACCACACCTAATAAATTTAACAATGTCTGTGAAGGTTCTTTGTATGGTAAAGGAAAGAAAGCTTCTCTTAAATTACCACCTGGTGCATCTACATCTTTAAATTCACCTGGTTGTATTGGAGCTGCTTCATCTCTAACTCTTACACCCCTTTGTTTAAATCCTGCAGGTAAATTAGATAATGTTCCTGCATCTAATAATTGACGGAGAGCAGCAGTCGCAGTTCTGCTCAATCCGCCAATCATATGTATTAACCCAAAGCCATAAAATCCAAGTCCTGGCAGAAATTTAAAATGAACAAAATATTGAATTTTATTTTTTTTCAGATCTTCAGGTGCATAGTTCCTTCTAATAGAAAGAACTTCTCGACTACCTTCTTCCACAGTAACGATATAAGGTAATTTTATTCCTGTTGGTTCACCACTTGAATCAACATCTTCGAAACCTTCTAGGTCTAAATTTACATGACACTCTAGTAAAGTATATATTGTTTCTTGCTTACCAGATTTTTTAGTGCCATCTAATTCTTTTTCTTTTTTCTCTACTGAGTTTTGTTCAACACTACTTGGTGGTGCTAATTCTATATCTCTGTAAAAACCAGACACTTGTTGTTTTCTTAATTCATTCTCTGACATTTTAACAACATGAATTACAGCTTCAGCATCTTCTATTGAAGTTGCAGTATATGGCACAACTAATTCATCTGCGGGTACAAACTTAGATACAACTCTTCCTAATGGTACATCATAATAAACTTTTTTAAATGTAGAACCTGCAAGTGGTAAATGAAACAACATAGAGTCAAATTCTTCTTCATACTCTTTCATTTGATCCATGATTAAATAATTCATGTAATCTTTAACACGTTGTGCTTGTAATTCTGTTTGTGGATTTTTAACTCCTATAATCTGTGTTCTTACAGGTCCGTCACTTGGTAATAATTCTTTATATGCTTGTGCTTGAAACTGTGTAACAGCTTCAGCTAAAACTGGATGTGTTGCACCACTTGCACCTTGAAAGGGTTCAGTTCTATTTTCATATTTAAATCCTAATAAGTCTAAACCTTGTGTATAAGATTGTTCCCAATCTTTTCTTGATGCTTTGTAATCCATGTAATTTTGAACCATGTCACCACCGATTGGTTCTAAAATGTCTTCAGGTAATATGTCTGCTAAATTATCAAAATGATTTTCTGTTCCAGGTATATTAATTGAACCTGGTTCAAAGTCTAATGTTACACCACCATCGTCTTCAGGTATAACTTCTACCGGTGGTTTTTGTTCTACAACTTCTTCAACATTAACTTCTTCAGACGGTATCTCTACCTTTGATCTGACTTCGTTGGGAAGCGACTTGTCTATTTCTGCCATTTAATTTCTCCAGTTTAAAGGTTTTAACTTGTTTTAGGGGAACATTCAACCCTTGAGGGTTAGGTCCTCGTAAAGGTGGTATCGTTGTTGTT